AGGAACATAATTGCTGCGCTGCTCCATCGCATCAGTCCACATTTTATAGAAATGATTCAGACCATTCGGTGTTGAAACGATGATGATTTTCGATGTGCTACCAGAAGAAATCGTAGGATATACAGATGCAAAGAACTCTTCAGCCAAATTCATACCAACAAACGCAAATTCGTCTAGGAATATCAGGTTGTACGAACCACCTCGAATCGCGGATGATGAGGTAGAAGCTGCAACGACCTTCGAACCGTTTTCCAGCTCTATATTACCTTTGTTCCAGGTTATAACACCTTGCTGTAACCACTTCGGCAAATTTTCATACGAAAGCTGTATCTTAGCAAGTAGATCACGAGCGAGTTGCCCTTTGTTCGCTAGGATAGCACAGTTCTGATTATCGTTGAACAATATATTCCAAAGCATATAACCGACAACTGTAGTCGATTTACCACTCTGCCGAGGCAGCTTACAAATGCTGAAACGATTATTGACAAATGTATTAACCATCTTTTCCTGAAAATCATAAAGATTAAAGGAAACGAGACCTTTGTCTACATTGACAATTTTGATATAGTTTTCAATGAAATGTTTTGCGTCTTTTGTGCACTTAACATATTCCTCAATTTCCTCTTTACTAAAATCAATTTGGACACCAGGAGCTTTGAGGAGAGGATTCCCAAGATATGTTTCAGCCATCTATGACTTTCCTTGGGTTTATTATCTTTTGAAGTTCAGCAGTGCTTCCAACGAATAGATTATTCGTTACTTTATTCGGACCTTTATCGTCTTCTTTTTCGATATCTTTCTTTTTCTTTTGTATATCGAGCAAGTTAGAGTTTGCGTCACTGAGAGTTTTTATGAGTGTGCTGACGACCTCGTACGCACGTGGGTGCTGGCTCGCGTTCGCGACATCACACAGTTCTTCAAGAGCCTTCGACCCTTTACCGATTATGTCGTGAAGGTTTTCGCGAGCAAACTCATAGTCATTATTCTTTACAACTACAGGAACCTGCTCATCTGCTATCTGCTCCTCGACTGGGAGGTTGAGCATATCCTCTAGATTTCGTTCAAGTTGAGTTTTCATATTTCATCGCCACCAGTTTGTGGGTTATATTTCAAGCCATCAGTATAGAAGAAAGTGTTTGAAGCAAACCCGAAGTTGCTGTTTGCACTGATCAAAGAACGATCAATTGATGCTGCCGAATTAGCTGTTGGTGATCCATTAGCAAACTGACCAGGAACTATGACTATCCTGCTAGAACGACCAGTCCTACTAATATCAGAAGAAGTAACATCACCCAGACCGTTCGCCGATGCCAAGTCAACCTGAACTCTTGTGATAAGACCGGAGCTGCGAACAGGTCCATAAAAGTATCCTTTGATCGTAAAGTTCAGCGTGTAGATCAAAGCTCGGCGAGAAACAAAGTCTCCCTCGTATGTATCTTCAACTGCTACGTCGTTTAGAATTGTTGGAATATCCATTTTGAGGTTCAGAGCAGGAACAAGATTTACTGTATTCGTCCACTCTGGACCAAAATATGGTAGGATTTGTTCTAATATTTGTGCACCGTCATCGGCGTTTTGTACGAAAATAGAAAGAGCCACACCGAGGTTATATGGCACAGGTGTGTACTGATAATTCTTTACAGTTGGATCTGTAGTCGAAACGCCAGCATTCTTTATAGTTTGTTGCAATCTACGAGCAGGATCGTATGTATAGCTGATAACCTCAAATCCCATACGTGGAAGTTGAAGCGCAACCTCTCGATCTAAACTCGGATCTTGACTAATACGAACAAGGAACTTTTCCTTCGGTCCATACGCAATAGGAACAGCGATTGACTGTATAACTGTTCCTGAGTTATTCAGACGCTGAACGACAATATCGTTGAACATGTTGCCGAACATGACAACATATTTGCGAATCGACTGATTATAAAACTGCGATCCAAACATTAGTATCTATCGACCTCCGAGAAAGGATTCGTTTCGCTGAAGTCAATATAGTCAAACGACTGCTGCGTAAAGAACTCGTTGTTCGCTGCGTTGTCTGTAGTTTCGAGCCTGTACTCTTGAATAATGTAATCGCCATCTTCGCCAGAAAGCGTGTCGCCATTTTCTAACGTGAACTGATACATCAATTGATCGGCTGAGTATGTCAGCTCGAGAGTATCTATCGAAGTGTTGCCAGTATCTAGTTGCTGACTGCTGTACTGGAACAACTCGCAGCTTAGATCATATGTATAAAGTTTGCCGTGGGGATAGAATATTTCTTCATGCTCCACAAACTTGATTTCGTAGAGCTTTTCGTTGAGTGGGAAGAAAATAAGATCGCCTTCATTCGGTCGGCTAGATGTAATAGAATATCCATTTGCTGTGCCTGTTTCTAAAAGAAATGAGTGAGAGTTAGCATAAGCACCAGTGTTTGCTGTTTCGATTTGATAGGTGAAACCAACCTCGTCTACAAGTTTTTCTGTTCTGATCTGATCCCATCTTTTCCTTGCAACGGTAAATGTGACCTGATCTCGTATTTCTAAACCAAACTTGGAAAGGAAATCACCTTCCCCTTCGAACCCAGTCGTATTCTTGATATACATCTCGAGGTCGACTGCGGTTTCAAACTTTGATAAAATATCCTCGCCAAATAAGTCATCTTCCTTCACGAGTGTGCGTGGCATATACTTGACATCTTGACCATAGATTTTGATTGCCTCGACAATCAGGTCATCTTGCGTGTCTTGCTCGCGCCCATACGTGAAGTTGTTGAAATACTTATTTGTGGTCATCTATCATCCAATCATATCCATTACAGGCAAGCTGTGCGAACTAATCAGCTCATCCTCAATCTTATTGATTTCGTCGGATGCCTCTTCCCATATTTTTTGACCGTTGAATTGTATCCCGCCTGGAAGCTGCATGCCCTCAAACTTCTTGAGGTTTTCACCCCATTGCCGTTTAATTAGAGCAGTGCCATACCTCTTTAGCCAAGGATCGTTCCATACATCAGCATAAACATCTGGATCAATAGTTTTATATCCATCAATAATAATATATTCGCCTGTGTTTACATCATCGGTCCAGTTCATGTCGATATATAAACGGTCTTGGTGCCTGTTGAATCTGATTGGCTTAGATCCTACAAATATTTCTTCGAGTGTTTCGACGTGACGCATTGCCATCACATAACTCACATACGAACTGCTCGAAAAGTCAAATAAATCATTCAAATGTATTTGATATCGGATATTGAAAAGATTTGACCCATTGATCGCGTCACCGATATCCATCACACGTGTAACAGCAATCACATCCTCATCGAGTGAGATGTATTTGTTTGTTTTATCTGTAGCAGTAACCTGATGTGGAATCAGAACACGCTCGGTTCCATCGTAATGGTAATCGCGGAATTTTGCTAGAGCATCATCAATACGATCTTGAACCTGCTCCTCGTCCACGTTGATATCGATAACAGGGTATCCTAGTCGACGAAGGCAATAGTCCTTAAACGTATTTCTGGTTGTAGGAACAGCCATTCGAGCCTCCGAAAGTTAATTCTGAGGCTATTTATAATCTTAGACTGTTAGATATTTGAAATAGGGATGGATCGTTAAGAAATTGTATCCAGTCTTACTGCTTTCAATGTAACTTCCAAACTGAGGATGACCGTCAACAAACCAACAACCGTCATCTTCTTTCCCACAGTAAGTTGCGTTGTTTGCTTGATGGAATGACTTTTCAATAGCAATCACTTCATTATTAGAAGTGCCGCCTGAAACATATGCTTGCCGAACTGAAATCCAGGGGTCACTAATGAGAGCTAACAAATCAGCTGGCAACTCTTGAACAGCGTGTATATTACCAAGGTTCGCGTCAAGCAGTGGGCAAACGAGCTGAGTGTCGCCAAAACTATATTCTTCTGCAAATATTTTTGCAGCCGCCTTTCGGCGTTGAATATGATCGTCATCGAAATCTTCCGCAGTATGATAGAGCGCGACTTTATCGAACGAACCTTCTGAGGCTTTGTGAATCAATTCTAAATCAGGAGATCCACACCAGGCTGGAGCAAAATCACTTAATGTTAAAACTGTGTATGTGAACGTCGCTACATTATCATTCAACCAAGTTGCTATGGATTGAGCTGCAGTTTTTTTATTAGAATTAGATCCTCTCGCAAATTTTTCTTCATATGCTCTTTTTGGAAGGTCGAGATAATAACATGTAACAGTATCTCCACCCGAAAGAAGTTTCCAAAGGTTATATGTTGCCTTGAGATTCGGCTTTAAGTGTGTTGCTACAGTTGCCATGATCGTCCCTATGAAATTTTGACTGCTGCGTTCGCGAAATTAGCTGGAAATCCACTGACAGTGATAGAAAACTCATTGTTCGCATATCTTAATGATCCGGATTCAAAATAGACAGACTCATAAGCGCAAACAGGAAGAGAAGTGATGCTGTCACCGTAAGCATGAGAAAGAACAGATAATTCGGCGTCTGATTCTGCAGGATCTAACCTTTCAGACTCAAAGAAATCTATGTTATTAGAAGTTAGGAACTCTGAAATACGTGGTCCTTCTACGGAACCTCTCTTAGTAAACAACCGAATGTTTTCATATTTGATCGCAGCCATCTTGGTCTCCGTTATCCTTATTCTCACATATTTATATATGCAGCGTGCCTTGTTTCGACATTAGTTTCACTGGAATAGTATTTCCCATATTTTCCTTGTTTTTGTATTTCATCATCTATTTGCTCGGCTGTGAATCCTTCTGCTTTCATTTTACGATAAAATTTTCTGAGCTTACATTTCATACAACCTCCACACGAACAAACAAAAACAATTTCCTTTAACTCATCTGGCAAATTTTCCCATATTTCCCATCGCCCAATAGGTCTGGTTTCCCTGTTCATAAAAACCCATTCAATCGGACCTTGCCAAGTATCTCTCAATGTATAGTGTGGGGTGTATGCGTATGGCATATCCTTCTCATAGAATTTTTCAATAGGTTCATCAGTTTGAAAAAACCAATTAGATTGACTCCAATTATATGTATTGTGCCCTGTTATCATCAGATCACACTTATGATAATTTGCCATCAGCCCAAAGTTGTGTTCCATATTTGGTAGCATATGACCACCGTAAACATCTTTTTCATACTCTGCATACCCAAAATCAAAATCCCTAACATTTGATTTTAACCAAGCACGAACATGCCTAACATTTTCCATATCCTCTGTTGTTGCATCACACCTCATAATTCTAGCAACAACTTCACCATCATAATCAGACAAAACTCTGTATAAAAGATACGAGCTGTCTGATCCACTACTTGCAGGAACAAATATTTTCATTCAAAATACCCCCATTCATCTTTCATATTCATTATAAATCCTCATAAAATCCCATTTGAGTTTTTAACTCAAACATTGTCTTACTTTGACGTATATGAGCTTCTGAATTTACAAGAGCTTGATATGCTTCTTTTGCAGATTTACCAAGTTTTTTTTGTTCTTTGATTAATTTATTTCTTTCACATTTGTGACAATACCCACACTCAGAAATTAAAGAATTTTCGTTATTACAAGATATTGCATATGGTTGCAAATCTTTCGGCAGTTCATATATTAAATCTGCGATAGTTTTATTTTGTTCTATGAGAGGAAATCTAATAGATCCACGTTTAGCATATGTTTCAAATTCTTTTCTAACAACTTTAGCACGTGGAGAGTATAATCCAGAACTTCCATGAACAATTTCATCATAATCGCCATTGTTAATCCACTGAACTGCAGTATTGACAAACTGCCTCGCATGATCATACTTAGAACTCATAAATGTTTGCAAATGAATTTTGAATTCACAGTTCCTTATTGATTCTTTAAGATATCTATGAGATCTTTTAGAATTTATTTTATGGGTTTGATGGTTATAAAGTTCAAATCCACCATGTTCATATGTTGGTTCTTGGGTTATCATACTATAATCAAAAAAACATAAAGTGACATCATTATCTGTTTCTGTTAAATACTTCCAAGCAATATACAAAGAATCATAACCAGAACTGAATGCAATTATTGATTTCATTTGTATAGAAACCTATTATAATGAGCTCTCAATCCAACCTGTTTATTTGGAATTCGTAAACCTCGTTCTTCTAAATATGTTTTTATGAAATTTTTGTATCTTATATTTTTCAAATTTGGAGTCAACCATAAAAACTCCTGTATCAGACGTTTATCTAAGAAACAGTTTCTTCCTTCAATGCCATGAAATAAAAAACTGGTCTCCCAATCATCACATATTCTTCTGACAGTGTTTTCCTCAAAATGAAACCAAGGAAAAATCGTACTTAAATTTTCAGGAAATTTACCAAACTGGTTTTCAGTTTGTGACGATCTTCTTTCCTTGTTCCTATAGTTTTCACAAACACCATCCATTTCATTACCAGAAAGAATCACTAGATTTCCTGTTTTTCTCACATATTTCGAAATGGATTTATACAAAGTTGTTTCCAAAGGCATTTCTTCTTTGCTGAGTTTCATAAAGTTATGTTTGTTACAATATTTAGTGACAAGTTCTACAGATTCTTTATCTTCTAAATTATCAAAATTAAAATGCAACATATTGACAGGAAGATTGTGATCTTGTAAACAGGCTGCTATCGTACTGCTATCAACACCGCCACTCAATAGCAAAACACTCTTTTTGTGCCACCTCGAAACTATCGCATTTTCTAATGCAATAGTGATGTCATCGAAATTGTCCTTATGCTGATTCAAATCCCATTCATATATTTTGCCAAGATCGTGAAGCTCGTTATCTTTCCATTTGTATTTTCTATTATGTAACAAACGTGTGCTATTTTTACTAGGCAGCGTGCTGAAACACCAACTCGGTGAAAAATAAAGTTGTCGTGTGGACCAAGGATCTGTGTAAAAGTCTATTTGAAACTCTTGTGGATGATTGTTGATAATAATAATCAGAAACTCGCCCTCAATTTGATCTATAAACTGATCGCCATATTTCCGATGAAGTTTAGAAATGAAATGAAGCTCACTGTGGCAATTTTCTTTGTCCCAGTTATAAACCTCGCCCATCAAAAAATAATGCATATCCCCTTCGATAAAGGGTTGAGTTGTCATTTCTCCTGTCAGATGTAATAAATTATGAACTGCAGTACATCTCTCATAATGTGTAGTTCGAGTGAAGTCTGGTCCACCTCGTTTAGAAACTTCTAGGAGATTTTTATGCTCATCAATATTTTTCGCAATAACAAAAGTGCACATCAAACGATTTCATTTAAGTATAATGTTCGTCCATCGTTTCAAAATATTTGGTGGTTCCTGTACCGCTCCATCTCTGATAAGAGTTCGAAGAAGGTGTTGTATTCGCAAATGTACTAGATGAAAGATCTATTTCACGGCGAACTTGGTTATTGATAAGATTAAACTTGCTAATCGAAACATTCGCAGAAACGCCATCTCGATAAAATGGGAAGGTAACAGTCGGATTGCTATCTAAATCCGAAACAAACCAAGTTGCAAAATTATTCGCAGTCGTTAACCCACGATCTACTGCATCGAGCGCAAAAGCACGCCACGCTTCTTTGTGACAGTTTTTGCAAGTTGTAAACTCACCGTTTGCGAGCTGTTGAGGATGAATACATGCTGCTATCAAATTATACAACCCAGAAGGAAGCGCATTTATTCTTTGAACAATATTAACACCATCCATGATAGGCGATTCATATGCTATTGTTTTTCCAGCGTCAACTTGGCTTTCGAATGATGCATCAACAGATGCATATATTGAAGCACTTGCATCACTTTTATCAGTAAGTCTCCATGGAATATCTGCTCTCCTAGCACCTGCACCCTTTACAACTCTATCAAAACCATTATCATTAGCATATTTTGCACAGGTACGAGCGCGGAACTGTAGAGTTGTTTCATTTTCTTGCATACCAGCTAAAGATTTTATAATCATGGTGACGCTTCTGATATTTTCATTGCACCATTTTATAATCTTACGACATTGAGCAGTTTGATACTGATGCATATCGACCTGAAGATCAGGAGAAACTAGGTCTTGAAATGTTTGCGTGTGATTAGAGTGATCAAAATGAATACAAACAACTTCATCTGATGTATTAGTTAATATGTCATGAAGAACATATGTGCTATCTAAACCTCCAGAAAACTCTACAATCGTTTTAGCCATTTCGTGCTCCTAAGTGATCCTATGCCCTTATTTATAAAGATTGGTACACTTTCTTGAACTTCTCTAGAAATCCATTCAACCACTCATCACTGATTGCTGCAGTTGCTTGTAAAGAGTTTGTGAATGGTGGATCGTTCGTGCGTTTGACTCCGACATCATAACTTCTTGTTGAAATATCAAGAAGTTGAACACCTTCACAAACCAGTTTTTGATTAAACTGAGTTGGGTCTATCTTTTCATCCAAAGTCAAAACTATCCTATGAACAGCATCGGGTCCAAAAAACTTTACACCAAGAGGAGATAGCTCTTTGCGAATCCTATCTTGATTTTTCCTTACAATTTGAATATTTTTTGGCTTCCATTCATCATAATATTCAAGGGATGCCATAGCAGCACGTTCCCCGATCACATTAATTCCGATTCTATTAGGAACTGCCTCAGGAATATTTTGAAAACTCTTTTTACTAGCAACAAGCCCACCCACCCTAAGTGATGCGAGACCTGCACCTTTAGAAAATGAAAAGACTAAAAAGTTATCCTCATTTAATAAAAGCGGATATGGAGTTTCGAAAAAATCATAGTATGCAATATCGTGTAATAACATACTCTTTTTATTTTTCGCTTCTTCCTGAAGCTCGTAAAGTTCTTCGTGTGAGTAAACAAATCCTGTAGGATTCTGACCATTTACTAAAAAGATGATAGAGTTTTCAACGATATCATCTGGCTTTATTTTCCTAGAATGAACAGGAAATATCCTATATCCACGATCTTTTGCCATGAATCTTATCCAATGCCATCCTGGAATTATATCGACGAAGTTCTTATATTTCGGATAACAGTTATCTATAATGAGATGTAGAGCAGCGAGAGAACCACTCGTTAATATTATTTCATAGTCGTCTGAGTCGATATTGTAGTGATCTAAAATTTTCGTCCGAAGATCTTCACTTCCATTCGCATCGCCATAGTATCCATACTCGATAGGCTGTTTGATAGCATCTAAAACCTTCGGATGAAGATCTAAAGTGTTTGTCCCTTGATGTAAAGGTATCATTTGAATGCTGGACCTTCGAACCAATTTACAAGTGAATATCGGACACCTTTTGTCACAGGTGTGACTCGGTGCTGTGTATCTGACGGAAATACTATAACTGTTCCCTGCCTATTCATTTCTTCTAGAACAAATGGACCTTCACCAAGATCCATTTCAAACTGACCACCCTCATATGTATTTGG